GAGATAGGAGATGAGATAGGAGATGAGATAGGAGATGAGATAGGAGATGAGATAGGAGATGAGATAGGAGATGAGATAGGAGATGAGATAGGAGATGAGATAGGAGATGAAGGTTGAGAGATAGGAGATGAGATAGGGGTGAAATAAGATGGTATATTCAATTTAATATTTAAAAATATATTTATGGTAAATCGTGAAATAATTAGACGAAAATTAGAAAAAGTAGAATCGGGTTTAACTAAACTAGATTTCTTAATTAAAAGAGGAGGAGATTATGAGATGTTCCTACAAACAACTGGAGAATTAAAAGAGTTGGTTGATGAAATTAAATCATTTATTGAACATGAGCCTAGATCGGCAAATGAATTAAATCCATCTTATTAATAATAAAAAAATAAAAGTTATGAAACTAACAGCAGAACAAATCCAAGAAAACTGGATTAAATTTATAGGTTATATAGATACATATATTCCAGAACCTAGGGCATCTAAATTAAAAGCATTTTATGAACAATATTCAGAACGTATTATTATAATGCCAGCTGCTCATAAAAAAGAATATCATAATGCATTTCCAGGAGGATATATCGAACATGTTAATCGTGTTATTGAGGCAGCACTTAAAATTAATTCAGTATGGACAGAATTTGGGGCCGAACAGAATTATACTATTGAAGAATTAGTATTCTCAGCTATGAACCATGATTTAGGTAAAATGGGGGATGAAAATAATGAATCATATATTCTTCAAACAGATCAATGGCGTAAAGATAAATTAGGTGAAGATTATATGTTTAATAATAAACTCGAATTTATGTCTGTTCCAGATAGAGGTTTATTTTTATTAAATTCACATGGGATTAATTATACTAAAAATGAATGGTTAGCTATTAAATTACATGATGGATTATATGATGAATCAAATAAACCATATCTCATGTCATGGGCTCCAGAAACTAAAGTCAGAACAGCATTAGTACATATTGTACATCAGGCTGATTTATTAGCAGCTAAAATAGAATTTGAACGTGAATGGTTTCCTAAATTTAAAGGAGAAGTAAAAGATGCAAAAACTAATTTCTCATTGGGTTCAAATAATTCGAATAAATTAAATAATAAAGCCGCTAAAACTAAGGTTTTAGGGGGTATGAAATCTGAAAGTCTTAAAAATTTATTAGATAATATATGATAGGAATAATATGTTTTTTAATCGTGTTAATTTTAATTTTAAGTTATACTACTTTTAATTTACTTCATAAAAATGAAAAATTAGAAGATATAATTGAAAATCAATCTAAAATATTAGGCGGATATATGTCTTACCTAAATAAAATATCAGATATCATTGAACATTCTAATAAGCGCCTTAAAGAAGTGGATAGTAAAGGTTCATTTGAAAGTGATGATGAAATAGGTTTTTTCTTTGAACAAGTGAAATCAATACAGCAAGTATTAGATAAATTTAATATTAAGAATATGTAATATGGAAATAGAAATAAAAAAAAGAAAAAAGAAAAAATCAAACGTATATTTTACTCAAGATACAGAAAATGCTATTGTCTCTTTTGTAGCAAGTAAAGATGAAGAAGAACGTAATAAAATATATAATGAAAGGATTCACCCTGCTTTTTTTAAATTAACAGAAAATATAATCCATACATTTAAATTTTATTATACTGAAGTAGATAATATTACTGATCTTCAACATGAAGTTATTATATTTTTACTTAATAAAATTCATTTATATGATCAAAGTAAAGGTACTAAAGCTTTTTCTTATTTTGGAACTATAGCTAAGCGCTATTTGATATTATCTAATCAAAATAACTATAAAAAGCAAATAGAAAAGACACCTTTATCTTCTATTGAAGAAGATGAAAAATTTTCATACCAATTAGATGATATAGTGCCACATTCACATAACATTAATTTATCAATTTTTATGGATAAATATATTGATTATTGTACTAATAATATATTTGAGTTATTTCCTAAAGAAATTGAAGCTCAAGTAGCAGATGCTATTTTAGAATTATTCCGTAAGCGAAATGATTTAGATGTATTTAATAAAAAAGCACTTTACATATATATACGTGAAATTATTGATGTAAAAACATCAAAAATTACTAAAGTAGCTGATAAATTATATAGTATTTTTAAGAAAAAATATCTATTTTATTTAGAAAATGGGTATATGAATTTTTAGATTATATATTTATAATAAATTTATGATATGAATTCATTAGATAGTGTAGTATTTAATAAAAAAAAATTTAGTGATATATTAGAAGAAATATATGATAATCAAAAGAAAAAAGATAAACAAATATCTTCTTTAATATCTGAATTAAAACCTTTGATCAATGATATAGGTGACGCTACTTTAATTGTTCCTTTAATTAAGGAATATATGGAAATAGGTGTGAAAAATGATGAACAACTCATTAAAATGTCTACTATTATTCAAAGAGTATTAAATTCATCATCATCATCAGATAGTGGTTATGGTATAACTGAAGAAGAAAAAGCACAATTATTAACAGAGATACAAAAAATTCACACAGAAAATAACTAATGGGACAATATGGATTAAATGCTTTCGTTAACAACCAGACTAACCAACAGTCTGGAATTGCTATCCAACCTCAACTTGCCCCGGTTCGTGTTAAAAGTATAGTACTTACAAGTGATCATTATAGATTTAAAGAATTAGGTGAATGGAACTCATTAGGAGCTATAGAATTTGAACCTGTATCTAATCCCTCAGGACAATCAAATAAACTTTCAATAGCATACCCTCTATATCCTAATGCCAAAAATTATCCTTTAGTAAATGAAATTGTATTTTTAATTTCATTACCTAGTACAGGAATTGGATCAACATGGAATGCTGCTCGTTCTTATTATATTAGTGTTGTTTCATTGTGGAATCATCCTCACCATAATGCTTATCCTGAAAATCCAAATGCTGCTCCACCTTCACAGACAAAGGACTATACCCAAACTCAAGCAGGTAGTGTTAGACGCGTGACTGACCAAAATACTGAGATATTTTTAGGACAAACATTTAAAGAACGTTCTAATATACATCCATTATTACCATTTGAAGGTGATGTGATACAAGAAGGAAGATGGGGTAATAGTATACGTTTTGGTTCAACAGTTAGAAGAGCAGGTGAACGTAATAATTGGTCATCATTTGGTCTTGATGGAGATCCATTAATAATATTACGTAATGGTCAACCATTATCATCTGGAGAAGAAGGATGGATACCTATCACTGAAGATATAAATAAAGATTTATCTTCTATATATAATACTAGCACACAAAAAATTCCACTAGAAGCATCAAGTACTAGTTATGTGAGTTATAAATCAAATTCACCTACTAATCCTAAAGAATATAAAGATAACCCACAAATTATCCTAAATTCAGGACGATTAATATTCAATACTACTCAAGATCATATATTATTAAGTTCTAAAAAATCTATTAATTTAAATGCTATTTTATCAGTCAATATTGATACTCCTGATACTATAATACAATCAAATAATATTTATTTAGGCTCTAAAGACGCTACAGAACCAGTATTATTGGGTGATACAACAGTATCATTACTGAAAACATTAGTACAAAACCTACAGTCCTTTATGCAAGTATGCAGTACATTAGTAGGAGTACCTCCAGGAACTCCTTTAGCTCCATTAAATGTTGTTGCATCTCAATTAATTACAACATTATCTCAATTAAATACTAATTTAGATAGTACTAAATCAAAATATGTGAAAACAGTATAATGACTTCTCCTTTAGATATAGAAAATATAAGAAAAAAGGCTGCTGAGCAAATTAAAGGTGATACTAATAAAATATTAGATGTTAATTTATCTGCTATACAAAATGCTACTCCTGGTTCTTTAAAACCTCAAGGTAATGCTAAGTTAAGTGGAGCTATAACATCTATAGGTAAGAAAATATATACTATATTTATCCCAATAGCTTTAAATATAGCTAAAGAATTAGGAGCATCTATCGCACAAGAACAGTTAGGTAATTTAAGGGAACAAATCATATCTAAAGATGGATGCCCAACTGACCCAAGGATACTGGAACTACTAGCTCAACGTAATAATTTAGTAGTACAACTAAACAGAATTAGTAAACAATTAGATAATTTAACAAACATTGTAACAGGTTTAAATACATTTCTTGAAATAGGACAAATAGCAATCAATGCTATAAGAATAGCTAAAACATCAGCATCAATTGGAGCTAAAATCATCCCATCTCCTCCTGGCATTCCTGGTATTATATCATCAACTTTAAGTGATTTAGAAGATATCATAATGAAGTTATTATTTACAAAAGATGGTACACCTCGCTTACCTAAAATATCTAATTCAATAGCATCTTCTACATTAACTATATCAATTACTAATGGTTATATACAACTGATAATAGCCATATTGTCTGCTATAGATGTTAAATTAAAACAATGCGCTCCAAACTTAGCAGGAGATGGTACCTCACCAGGTTTAACTCCTATATCACCAGATTTAATTTCTATATCATTATTACAAACTGAGGCTGAACAAACACAAAATGGTGTAACATACGCTGGTTTTGTGATAGAAATTGAAGAAGTACCATATACTCCAACTGTAAACCGCAGAAGGGCTGTAGGTAAAAATCAAAGTGGAATTAAATTAATACAAACTGAATTATCATTTACAACACAAGATGAAATATTAATTAATGAACTTAAATTAATAATTGATAGAGATAATTTAAAAGCTTATTAAACCCAATATTTATAACATATGGATATTACTAAATTTAAAAAAATCATTAAAGAATCAGTAAGAGAAGTAATTCAAGAAGAATTACGTGATATTTTACTTGAAGCTGTTAAAACCCCCAAAACAATAGTTTCAGAAACGGTACAGCCTAATATTTATGCTCAACCCCATATATCACAACCTAAACAATTAACCCCATCAGAACGCAGAGCAATGTTTGGTAATATACTTGAAGACATGCAAAGTGGAGGGATAGCGTCAACTGAAAATATACCATTTAGGTCAGCTGGGCCTGTTGATCCTATGAATGGGCAATTACCTGAAGGTGAATTAGGATTAGATCAAATAATGGGTTTAATGAATAAATAATGGCATTCGGTTCTAAAAAAATATTCCCTATTGATACACAGCCCGGAACGGCTGTTGGGGTAAGTATTCCATTTAATGCTCCCGCGGTATTTTTTTCAACATATACTACTAAAGATGCTGTTAGGAATAATTTACTTAATTATTTTTTAACTAACACTAATGAAATTTATTTAAATCCAACGTTTGGGGCTAATTTAAGAGCGTTCATTTTTGAACAGATTACTAATAATAATTTAGATGGACTTAAACAAGATATACAATCAAAAATAGGTCTATATTTTCCTAATGTTTCTGTAATATCCCTAGATCTAATCTCAGATGCTGATAATAATGAAGTTACAATGGTTTTAAAATATAATATTATAGACACAGGAATTTCAGACCAAGTACAAATAACCTTCCAATAATGGCTACAAATAATAATACTAAAAAAGATATAAAATACATAAATAAGGATTTTACTGAATTAAAAGCTAGTTTAGTAAATTACGCTCAAACATATTTTCCAACAACATACAATGATTTTAGCCCAACATCACCTGGTGTAATGTTTATGGAAATGGCGGCCTATGTTGGTGATGTTTTATCCTTTTATCTTGATAATCAATTCCAAGAAAATTTCCTACAATACGCTCGTCAAACAAATAATTTATTTGAATTAGCTTATATGTTTGGATATAAACCAAACGTAACACAAGTCGCAGTAACAGAAATCGATTTTTATCAACAATTACCTTCAAAATTATCAGGAAGTGAATATATACCTGACTATGATTATGCTTTACTAATACCTGCTAATTCTACAATATCGTCTACATTAACGAATGTAACATCAACATTCCTAATTGAAGATCCAGTAGATTTTACTGTATCGTCCTCTCAAGATCCAACAGAAGTAACTGTATATTCTGTAGCTGGAGGCAACCCAACTTATTTTTTATTGAAAAAAACAAGAAAATCAATATCGTCAACAATTAACACAACAACATTTAGTTTTGGTAATCCTCAAAAATTTGCAACCATTAATTTAAATGATAATAAAATTATAGGCATATTAGATGTATTTGATGGGGATGGTAACCAGTGGTATGAAGTGGATTATTTAGGACAAGAGATGGTTTATACCTCTATCAAAAATACTAATCCTAATGATCCTAATTTTTATATCAACCAAGGTAATACACCTTATCTCCTAAAATTAGAAAAACAACAACGTCGTTTTGTAACACGTTTTTTAAATTCAACAACACTCCAATTCCAATTTGGTGCTGGTACAGTGAATGATTCTGATGAAGAAATAATTCCAAACCCTAATAATGTTGGTATAGGTTTACCTTTTGAAAAAACAAAACTTACAACTGCTTATTCTCCATCGAATTTCCTATTCACAAAAACATATGGTATAGCACCATCTAACACAACGTTAACTGTAAGATATTTAACAGGTGGTGGTGTTACATCAAATGTTAATGCTAATGTTTTAAATACATTAAACTCAACTCCTACATTTTTAAATTCTAATTTAAATTCTACAACAGCAGCAACTATATTTAATTCATTAGCTGTTACTAACCCATTTGCAGCTGATGGAGGAGGTGATGGTGATACCATTGAAGAAATTAGACAAAATTCTATGGCGAATTTCGCATCACAATTACGTAATGTGACTCAAGATGATTACTTAGTAAGATCATTATCTATGCCAGCTAAATATGGTGTTATATCTAAAGCATATATTGAACCAACTAAACGTGAAAATTCAATATCAGTTGGAGAATCTAATTCAGTATTAGATTTATATGTTTTAAGTTATAATATTGATAAAACATTACGTATATGTTCGGATGCTCTAAAACAAAACTTAACAACTTATTTATCTCAATATAGAATGATTGGTGATGCTGTTAATATTAAAGATGGATTTATAGTTAATATAGGTGTAAATTTTGAAATAATAATATTACCTAATTATAATAATAACGAAGTATTAATTAAATGTATTGATGCTTTAAAAGTATATTTTGCTATAGATAATTGGCAAATTAATCAACCTATAATATTAAGAGAATTATATATTTTACTAGATAAAATACAAGGTGTCCAAACCGTTAAAAATATTGAAATAACAAATTTAGTTGGTGAAAATATAGGATATAGTCCATACGCTTATGATATTAAAGGAGCTACATCTGCTAATGTAATATATCCTTCACTTGATCCATCTATTTTTGAAGTAAAATATCCTAATCAAGATATTTCTGGAAAAGTTGTTCCTTTATAATTTAATTAAATATGCGAGAACAGATAACATTAACTAAAACATCATTTAATAAGAATTCTTATGAAAAAGTAATTGACACATCCTTTAGTCAACTTACTCAACCTATCACCAATACATCTGCAGACCAACCTATCTCTGTACAGCAATTCTTTACATATTATCAACAATTATTTTTTATTATACCTAAATTTGGAGAAGTTAATTCTCATGAGTATCTTGTAAGAACAAGTACTGAATATATTGGTGAAACATTAAATGAAAACGATGAATTAATACAATCTCTTCTTGAAGAAATAAATCAATTACGACAAGAAAACATAGATCTTCAACAAAACGTTATAGATTTAATAAATAAATAAATAAAATATGGCTGAAATA